GGAGCAATCGGCTCGGCTACGCTAACAATACCAAATCTTGCCATCTTCGCAAGTCAGTGCAAGTGGTCGAGCTATAAAGACGAAAAAGAGTTTAGGGACTATTACATACCATCACTAAGGACTATTCCTTATGAATCAGATAAGGTCGTATATAGGTGGAGGCTGAATGACTAACGATTTCAGTGAATTAGGTGTATGGTCAAGGACCACACCGCTTACAAGGCAACAGCAAAAGAACAGACAAGAATTGTTCTCAAAATTACAGAAAGAATATAACGAAACTCACAATACAGATATTCTTTGGAATAAGATGTATCCTTTACTTGAGGACGCAGTAAAATCCGCCTTATGTAAGGTCAATGGTGTGAATAATTTTATTGAATACTGGGACGAAAAAGTAGTAGATGCTTTGGACCTATTACTTACAAGATATATAAACAAGCCAGACTATAATTTTAGAAGTCTGGCAACACTGGCTTACTGGGCTGCGGTTTATGCTTCAAGAAAACCCAATGTCATAATGAGCGACAAGACCCTCTCTTGGGAAGTAGTAACTCAGGACTGGATGCTCCACGAAGAAGAACACGTGTTGAACTATGATTATGATGATGAATCAATGTATTGCGTAGATGATTTGTACTGATTATCTTCAATACTGATAAACTCAATGAAATCAGCGTCTTCAAGCCGTTTTTTGTTTTGCCAGTATCTAATCATTCCCTGGCTTATCTTCATTTTAGTGAGTGGGGAATGTTTCTTTCCTAATCGTGCGTGTCTAATATTTTCTTTTCCTTGGTCTGTCATAGTCTCTAACTATTTGTATAGTTAGAGATTCTTTTACAAATAGATAAAGTAAGACAGACCTAATGGGGAGGTCGGTATCCCCAATAAAATAATGGCTATTGTATCTAATACAAACATCAAAGCTCTTCTCAAAACTGTTTATCTGAGCGGAGTAACAAACAACAAGTATCAGAACAGCCCAATCCTCCAGAAAATCAAGAAAGAATCATGGGGTGGTGGTAAAGAGTTGAAATACGCTGCTCAGTATGGTAACGGTGGAAACTTTGGTTCTGACTATGCACTTCTTTCTAACAACCCAACAAGTGGTGTAAAGAACCTTGAATGGACTGCTGAACAGGGTTATATGACTGGTCTTTTTGACATCAACACACCAGAAATCCTTACAACTGCCGAAGAGCGTGGTGCTTACATGAAAGCATTGAACAACAAAATGGCTGGTTGTTTTGATGGTATGTCAAAGACACTCGCTATGTATCTTTACGGTGGTAAATATGGTGTAATTGACCAGGTAAAGGCAGATGTTTCTATCATCGCTGGTTCAAACACAATCCCAATCACATCCGCAGGTTCATTGAAAATGGACGTTGGTACACGCTTTGTAATCGCTTCTGCTGGCTCTGCTAATGGTGCTCTTCCATCAAGCAACCTTTTGAACGCAATCATGACCGTTACTGCTATCGATGACACTTCTGTAACATTCACTTCAACTGCCGCAGTTTCTGCTTACGCAGGTGACTACATTGAACTCTACACATCACGCAATGGTACTTCTGTTCAGGGTATTGAAGGTTTAGCAGAGCTCATCCCATCTTATGCTGGTCGTGATGCTACTGATTCTCGTTGGACAACTTACATTGGAACGACTTTCCGTGGAGTTGACCGCTCAGTTGCTGTAAACCGCCTTGCTGGTCAGTATGTCAAAGCTGCTACTACTGGTAACACACGCCTTACGGACGCTCTTGTTTCACTTTTGAAGAAAACAAAACGTGCTGGTGGTTTGAACAACGTTGTAATCATCAACGACGAAACATGGGACGCTGTTGGTGAGGAACTTGGTATCCAGAGAAACTTGTGGCAGGCTACAAACAGTGGCGAAAGCAAGAACAAGTTCACTGCTGGTTACTCTGAGCTCGCTACTGCATTTGGTGATGCATTCATTGGACGTACAATCATTGACCCATATTGTACAGAGGGAAAAGCTTACATGCTCGATACAGATGACCTGGCATTCTATGACCTTGGAAATGTATCAAAAGTAATCGACCCAGTTGCTAATGACCAGCTTGGTAAACATGACATCGAAGCTGTTGGCGACCAGGGAATTGGTGATTCTCCAGCTCCAAAAATCAATATGGACAAGCTCTTCACAATCACAGAGGGTGCTAAGGGTTCATTCGGACCAGCCCTTGAGATTGCTGCTCACGTTTATGGTAACTTTATCATGCGCAAGACGGCTTCTGCTGGTGTTGCTGATTTGGTATAAGGTAAATCCTCCTAATAAAAAAGCCTCCTAAACTCTTTTTTACCTCTTGGTTTTTATAAGCCGAGAGGTTTTTTATTTTTTTACAAATAGATAAATTATAAGGAAACTTACACATGTCAAATTGGAATAGGTTTAGTAGCTTACAAAAATTACAGACAATTATTGACAGTGAAATAGGGATGAACAGCTATAGACTTGCCCGTTATTTGAACGACATTTCCATAGACCTGAACTATTTCCAAGAGTTCAATGACAGTATCTGGGGTTACAAGTTTCTGAATATTCAGGACATTGATTTAGCACAGTCCCCAAAAATAAACGTCATAAAATCGGTAATTGATTCATTGGTCTCAAAGATAAGCAACCAGAAAGTTCGCCCTTACTTTACGCCAGTAAACGGACTCTACTCTACAAGGGCAATCGTAAAGCAAGCACAACAGTTCTTTGATATAATTTATGACAAGGAACACGTTCACGAAAAGATTACACAAGCGTTCAGGAATAGTTGTATCTTCAACATCGGCTATGTATTCTTCAATCCCTTTACTATGGGAATTGAAGCACCAGGCTCATGGCAAGTATCTGTTTTGAACACGGAAAAAGGCTATGGAGTTCCTACAAAAGCCTTGGTTGAATACAAACATTTTCCGGTAACACAGCTTGACAGATATGGAATCAAGGGAAAATACACAAGCGAATATGTAAATTTCAAGATTTACTTCGACACGATTGAGCACGAAATGATTGCTTATGTAAATCAAGTCGAAGCTCTGGAAAAACCATACAAATCTGACCGTATCCCATTGGTTCCGGTATACCACAACAAGCCGGTATTCGGAACAAGGACAATTTCGATAGTTGATGAATTGGACGGTATTCAGCAGAACATTGACTTGCTGAACTGTAAGATTTCTGCGGCTATGCAACTTACACCAGCAAATACAACTTATGTCGAAGCGGGCTCTTCACTACAACCAGGCGACATTTCAAATAAAACTGGTAATGTGTATAGCGTAAAAATGGGTCCTGGTCACACACAACTGCCAGTCGTAAATGTTACCCCGGCACCTTTTGACCCAATGTGGATGAATTGTCTTGACAGTTATGTAAAACAGGCATATGAAATTGTAGGTATTTCACAACTTTCCGCACAGTCTAAAAAACCGTCAGAGATAGAAAGTGGCGTAGCACTTCAAACTTTGTCAGACATTGAATCAGACAGATTCCAGGTTCAAGTAAACCAGTTTGTAAATGCTTTTGTTGATTTGGCCGACTTGATTATTGATGTTATGGCGGACGGTTCCATTTTACCAAAGTCCGTTGATACATCAAGATATACTTGGGAAGACATTCGTAAGCAGAAGGAACTGTTCAAAATCCAGTTCAGCGCAATGTCTATCCTCTCAAAAGACCCATCGACAAAACTACAACAAATCATGCAACTGTCTCAGATTGGTTTGATTACTACTGACAAAATAGCACAGTTCCTTGATTCACCAGACTTGGAAGACGCATATGGTGAGGCTTCAAGCATAACGGACGCAGTAGAAGCCTGTATCGAAAATGCAATAAATGACGACATTTACGAAATCCCAGATTATGTGTCATACCAGCATCTTCTTACAAGATGTCTTTCTTGGGAAAATAAGTTATATGCTTCTAATGATTTGGATTCTTTGAAAAAAGTAGAAACATTGAAACAAAAGCTTCTGAAAATAATGGACGAGGAAGGGTTTGCAGACCTTTCTAATCAGCCAGTTGAAGAAACATTACGGACAGACCAGATGTCCGCCGTAGGTGCTACACCAGAACAAGAGCTTGCCGCACAGGCTGATACATATACTGGTGGTCAGACAGGTTTTGAAACAGAGACTAACGAACAAGGCTCTGATGAAAGCCTGGCAAATCCTATAATGGCACAAAATATGAACCCAGAAATGGAGGGAGTTGTAAATGTTTAGGGCTTTTAGAAAGTACAGGGAGTTCTGTAGGAAGGAAGCAGAGGTGTCACAGGCAATGAGACGCCTGGCAAATATTCCTATGGACTATCAGACAATAAAAACAATTGCAGATACGGTTTCTTCTGGATATGAAGTAAAAATAACCGTAAAGCAACCAGACGGAACGGAAATTACTGTTGAGCGTTCAAAACCTCAGAATCAGATTGAATACAAAAGTTTTCAAGAAAGGTTTAGAGAGGCTCATCAATAAGGAGTAAATATGGATAAAATAAAAGCATTTTTCAACAACAAAATAACAAGGATTGTTGAATTTGTATTATTGGCACTTTCTGCCGCCGGATTGATTTTTGGTGGCGTAACAAGTGCTGATGTTTCTTCTGTCGTAACATTGACAGAAGGCGTGATTGTAGCAGTTGCCACACTTGCTGCATTTATTTCAAACTTAGTAAAAGGAAAATAAATATGGAAGAATTAGATTTCAAAACACAGTTGAAGGGCTCACTTGAGGCTCTTGATAAAAGAATTATGCAGTTGGAGCATCTTGTCAATGATGTAATTATTGGTAGCCTTGAATCTGCGGCAAATGAATATGCCGATAACGAAGCTTTCGACAAGTTCAAGGGAAACTATGGAGAGTCTTTGAAGGATTTGGTCGGTCCTTACAAGAAATTATTCGGTGAGGACTATGACCTTGAGCGTTCTCTCTATGATGACCTGAAAGCGACTGAAGGCTACGGAACTGAAGGCTTTGATGAGGCAGGTTGTATGGCAGCTCGTATTGAAGACTTGAAAGCTCGAATTGACGCTATCAAAGAAGGTGTCGAGGAAGTAGCTGAAAAAGTAGAAGAAAGCGAAGCAGAAGAAAAAGCTCTGGAAGACGGTGTTGAAGTTGAGGTCAAGGAAAAGACTGAAGACGAAACAGAGGATGGGGATAAAGAGGAAGAAGAGATTAGCGACGAACAGCTCAAGAAAGAGTTTGAAGACGCTATGAAAGAAGGCAACCTCTAATTTCTTTAGTCATAATTAGGGGGCTTTTATGGCTAAGGTAAAAGAAGTAAAGACCGAAACACTAAAAGGCAAGAAGCAGAAGTGCGTGGAGCTCACAGATGGGACAAAGGTTTTTCAGCCAGACGAAGACATTGAAGAGCTTATGTACACTGCTTTTGCCGAAAAGTTCTCAAACGGAAAAACCAATCAAAAAAGTTGGATTGCTCAATTCGTTGACCAGCAGATGGACTCATTGAAGTCTAATCTGAAAAAAGACCCCCTTATAGCTCTGTCCGCTATGAGGGAAGTTACTAAAGCGGTAAACAATACTCAAAATTATTTCAATACAAAAAAGCAAACAGACTCCGACTTCTCTGAATATCTATTGAAAAAGATGCTTTTCCCTTGGCAGCAAAAAGTATTTGAAAGCAATAGAAAAAAGAAGACAATGTGTTGTGGTCGTCGTTCGGGTAAAACATTCTCTGTTGTTCAGCAAGCTTTGAAGGAATGCCTGAAAGGTCCGATTATTTGTCCAGATGGTACAAAGAAACAAAGAATTGCCGCTATTATTGGATTGACAGTAGAAAAGACTGCAAACTTGTATTGGGAAAACATAAAATCAGCCATCGAAAAATGTCATATCAATACGACTAAAATTGACAATAGCTCATATTCAGTTCATTTCAGTAATGGTTCTTTACTACAATTATTAGGCAATAACAGTAAAGCGGAAAGGGAAAAGATTCGAGGTGCTGACTATTGCTTTGTTGCCATTGATGAATGCCAATCCCAAGCGGGCATGTACTATCTTTGTGAGGACATTCTCAAACCAATCTTGAAAGGTACCGATGGTACTTTGGTATTATTGGGAACAGGTCCTATTTCAGCAGGTGGTTACTGGGAAAAATGTATCGATGATGATTCTTTTGAGCATTTCCATGCTACTATGGAAGACAACCCGACTATTCCAAACTATGTGCATGCCTTACAAGATACATTGGAAGAAAACCATTGGACAAAGGATAACATTACATTCAGGCGGGAATACTTAGGCGAGATTGCCTATGATACTGAAAGAATGATTATTCCGAAGAGAAGCTACTACAAAGAACTGCCACAGGACTTCCACCCAACGAAATGCTACATTGGTGTTGACTACGGTTGGAGTGACTTCAGCTCATTTGCCCCAATTCTTATTGATGAAGCCAAAAGAGTCGGGTATGTCGTACACGAATGGAAAGCAAACAAAACATCAAGCCAGGCTTTGGTTGACAAGATGAAAGCGTTGAATGAAACAATCCATAATAAATACAACATTCCGGTTGAGGACATTCATATTATTGCCGACAGCTCACACCAACAGATTTCCCAGGACATTTATAATCAGGGGATAACAAACATTCAGAATGCCTACAAGTTGGATGAACAATATCAATGGGCCAGACTTTCGGAAGCTTGTGCTTGTGAGGAATTATACATACTTGAAAATGGGGAAATTGATAAGGAATCAGATGCCGTTGTCTGGAAATGGAACCAGGAAAAAGGCTGTGTTATATACCAAGTTGATGATGATACATACCACCCCGACATTCTTGATTCTTTGAAATACGCATGGAACCAATATGTGACTGACAGAAATGCTTCGTAAGTACAAATAGGTAAAGGATAATTCAGAACATGGCAAACATCGGAATCCCACTAAACAGTCACATAAACACCAAAGACAATTTTATCATTCATCAGATAGATACTCAAGAGAAAGATGCCTTGCAGAAAAAGAATACTTTGCAGTTTCAGTCAACTCTTTCTCCAATGTATTATAAACACGAAAATAAAGTTATGACCACATCCGGTCATACTTTTACAATGTCAAACACCCAGCTTGTTGATGAAAAAAACCAAAGCTATGTGGTTGACAATTCACTCGTTGTCGATGAGTCGTATGATTTGACAAAGTGGCATTCAGGTAAAGTTGTAGATGCACTCATTACTTCCAATTCAATTTATGCAGTGTATGAGAATAACAATTCTGTTGACTTTGTTATTTTTGATACGAACGGAAATGAGACTTCTTCCGAAACTTATACATATGAAAATGATGACCTCTACGTAAGGGGAAAGATACTGAAAGGTGACAGTCCAGAGTTCATATTAGCAAGGATAAAATCCAATAGTGTAAGAATCACTAAAGGGAACACATCCCGCAATATCAATATAACGGTTGGTTCAGACCTTTATGTATATCAAGCAAACGGATACATTTTTATTGGTTTTGATGACAAAGACGTAAGGAAACGCTACACATTTGTTTTTGATAGCCAGCTTGCTATAAAAAGACAATTCTGGGGCTGGGGTTGTATTGGCGATAACGGTTATGTTACAGGTGAGCCGATTCCTTTGTATGCTGAGTCTCTCAGTAGCGCAGTAAAAAGACTTACTAATGTAGTTGACTACAGAAACCACGAATATCATGTATTTATGTTCTTCCCAGAAAGTCCAAATGGTGTTTTCGACCCTGAAGGAACAAATGTTAGATACAGCTTCTTGGAGAATGGTATTGGTTATCTTCAATCTCAAACTTCGGATGCGGTATCAGATGCTGATTGGATTTCTTCTAATTCTGTTTTGAAGCAGGACTCAACATATTCTGATACGACTGGTACGGCTTCTTCTTGGGGTAATGTAACTCATTCACGTACTTCTATGAGTTGGGTTGCGGGCTTGGATTTGAATAATTTCAAACCACAAACTTCCGGTAATTATGTAAAGCCTCTTGTAATAAGCAAGTATGGCAGTGAAGACATATTTACAGAAGCATCTTCTACATTATCAGGTACTTTTGATATTGATGATACAGGTTTCTCAATCATTGACTTCAGTGATGGATTAGGTAATATTGAATGGGATAAACCAGAAACAGCATCAATCGAAAATGGTTGTAATCCTTTCCCACACAGATACCCAACTTTCAATAGAGCTGAGTCAAAAGGCAAGTATTGGGATTATGGTAAAGGTTGGGCAAGAAGTTACTACAAAAGATTCACTTTTGGTTTTTATAGTGCAGTTTACAACCAAGGACTAAAAAAATGCCTTACATCAGAAAGAACAAAAATTGTTACTTGGGGCGCAAACAATCCAGACAATTTAGAGATTAGACAAGAATGGCTTTCTCCACATACAGTAGACAATACTTCTTATTCTTCAATAGACTTAGAGCCAAGCGACACAAGCCCATATCTTAGAGGCGATAAGTTTTATAAATGTTACTCACTTGCAGGTGGGCAAGTTTTTTATCGTAGATTCCATAAGTTCTGTCCAAAAATGTTTGATGATGGGCTTATACCAACTGAAATGATTGGCGCCGATAACATGCCTAATCATGTAGTTTTGAATAAAATACCATTCAATGTAAAGATTACTGACAACTTGTATGACCAATATTATCAAGGCAATTACATGTCAACTTCCCTATTTTCTCTTTTGACATCAGCATCAGTAAACCAGAACCAGGCTTCATCTTGTTGGTGGAATAATGATTATTATTCAGTGTTCAGTAATGGATTGTTAGTAAAAGTTGTAAAAAATGGTGATGTAAGACTCACAAAAGTTGCTGACTACATTTACAAAACAAATACTTTGAAAGGCAACAATCTTTTGATTGACTCAGTTCAATATATCAACTTCCAAAGGGGATTTATCCCATATAACGGCGAAGAAATAATCACAACAAATGAATTGACTGGATTCAGTCTTCCAGGTGATAACCAGGACACTGACGGTAATGATACATATTATTCCGCTTCTGGCTATAACGTTCAAATGAATGATATGACCGAAAGGGGGACATCTTATCTTCTTCCGGCATTTCAATTTCCATTGATTGTAAAATCAGAAGAAGTCGAAAATTTCTCATTCCAGTTACTTGACAATAAGAAAGAGCTGACAAAGCCGTTGCTTTACAATCAGTTCAGTTATAGAGATGATGTCGTTGACCATTACTACACCCATTCATTGAGCAGCACATCCGTAAAGTATCAGACAGGTAAAAAGATGCAGTCAATAAACAATAATGATGAAGAGGCATGGTTTGGCGTAAAAACATACGACATTGACAAGGAAGATATGGTTTGGTGGATTACATCAAGCATTCAGATTTTTCCACTTGGAATTGCTTCGCCTATCACTGGTATAAACTATTTATCATCAAATATCGACATGACTGACGATTACTCAGTTCGATTGTATAGAACACAGAATGTAACTTTCCCAGTATACAATCCGGAAAACGAAGTTTATAAGTCAAGCAATATCTTCACAATTTATGGTTACAACTATTCATTCGATGGGCAGTCAGTTTACTACCTAGGTTCAGGCGAGGACACAACTCAAAGCAACTTTGCTTGCTATGCATTGGGAATGAAGTTCCTAGCAAGCAGCGGAACTGAGGCATATTTTTATTCTTCATTTGAGAAGAGACTGTACTTATTCACAGGTTCAGTAACATTGCACATGGCAGAGTCATTAGCACGAGAAGGTGAGATTATTGATTCTGTTTACAGTTCATTAGAACAGATTTTGTATCTCATGACAAGTGAAGGAAACATCATTGCTAAGTCCCAAGATGATATGTGCTTGATTACTAATGTTGACCCAACTGCTTATCACTTTGAAACAACAGATACCGGAGTAATTTTAGTTTCTAGCACTGATTATAAACGTTATCGTTTATGGAAAACAGATGAAACAGAATGGCTTCCATTAGAATATGAAACTGAGTTTATTGGTAAAAATGACAGCTTGTTCAAAGTTGCGTCTATTGACTTGACTTTCTTCAAAGGCGATGGAAGGTCAATCAGTGGTTTAGTTGATTTTGAATGTATGAACGATAAATTAGTTTATAATGAAAAGTTGGATTTCAAAGTTTCAAAGAAATCCTGGGACAATACACAACTTGAAAAGGTAAGGCTTACACCAGAAAACAATGTCTGCAAGGCTTTCAAGTTTGGTATTACAAGTGATGATTATTTACACATAGCTAATGTTTGTATAAATGTTGAGGAAGTCTCACAGAATACTAACGCAGCTAAGCACATATAAGGAGAATATTTCAAATGGATGAGAAAGAGATAGACGATGAATATGACTTTGAAGAGGAGACTTCTGACAGAGACGATGGTGGAGTAGAAGTTGATTCTGGTGGACAAGCAGACACTTCTGAAACAGAAGAAGCAAATACTTCAGTGGAAGATTCTGCAGTCGAATCTCAAGAAGCTGAGTCTAATGATGTAGATTTTGAAAACAACTATAATACCCCACAAGACTACTCCTGGATTGTGAGTATTTCTGATGAAGATATTGATAATTCACTAAATGAAAAGATTGAAAAGTCAAATGTAGAACCAACTAACATATCAAGAGAATATGATGCTGCTTGGAATTACGCAGACCCTTTCAACCCTTTCCGTGAAAAAGAGACTTTACAAGAACAATTGAGTAATGAATTTGGAATTGATTATGATGCCTTTGAAGAAGGGCTCAAGGAATCTAATGAACGCCTGAAGGAATCTATTGAACGCCTGAAGAACCTACCAAATATTGAAAAGTCTGAAGACAGACGTGAGGAACTTCGAAATAAAGGAATGTCTCCTCAACCCAGTAGCATTCGTGGAAAGCTGGAAAACCTTGCTAAAGAATCCCCAATGTATGCTAGTAGTGACTTAGACAAAATCTTTGAAGCAAACTCTGAAAAGATGAGTCAAAAAGCTCTTGAGTGGACAAAAGACCTATACACTGATGAAGAATGGAGGGAAAGACAAAAAGAACACGCAGAAAAAGAAAAGTGGGATAATTATAGAAGTGACTTCTTACATAGGCTTGATAACCTGACAAGAACAAAAGACCCAGATGAAGAAGGCCCCGCCGAATATGACTTTGATAGGCTTCATAGAGTTGAAGATGACTGGGAGCCATTGAAAGAAGAGATGAAAGCTCATCCTGATTTTGAAAAAGAAGTTTATGAAAATTATTGGAACTCCTTGGAGAAAGGAATTTATGATGGTTATTCAAAATTGGAAGAAGCAGCTAAAAATTCTCCAATGCTTGCACAAGCCGGCACTTCAACAGAGCTCAGAAACCCAAAAAAGGAAGAAAAGTATTCTGAGGGATTTGACCCAAATGACTATCAGTATGCCCAGAACCTTATGGAAGAAACCTCTGATTTCAATTATGAAAAAAACAAGGCAAAAAGAGACTTAGATAGGGCTCAAAAAGATTATGAAAGTTCTGATGAAGATTATCAAAGAGAACTTGAACGATATAACAAGGAAGCTGAACAAGCCAAATATCTTGAGCGTATGGGTATCAAAGTAGAAGACCTCGGCGTGAAAGACCCCGGAACATTGGAAGATTATAAAGAGGCTCAAAAGGAAAAATTAGACAAAGCAAAAGAAGTTTTTGACAAGTTTCAGAGTGACTCTAATGTATTTACCAGCTATCTTGACAAGTACAAGGGAGATTGGGATAAATATCAAAGCACATTGACAAAAGAAGAAGTAAAAGAAAATAAAAACTCACTTGTTGATGAAGCCCAGGAAGCCGTGTTCAAGGCAGAACGAGCGGCAACATGGTATATGTCTGAAAAGTACGGCAAGGACTTCCTCAGTCATATGCCTGAGGGTGGTTGGACAGTTGAAAACTGCCAAGAGATTATTGATAATGCTTCCTCTGCTGCTCCGACCGAAGTTGATGAAAAACTTGTAGGGTTAGCAAAAGACATTATTGGAGCAAATGAAAACTTCGAAAAAGCTAAAAAAGAAGCAGCCTTAGATACGGCTTCAAGACGTGAAGAATCCGATGAAATGAGGAAAGCCGCAATAAAAGAAGCTTATGAAAAATACCAGAAGGGTGAGATTTCCGCAGTAGATTTTGCCAATAAAATGAACGAAGCTAAAAAATACGGAGACCTTTCTTTTGACGTAAAACCAGAGGAAAGGGAATTAGAAAGGGTTACTACGCCTGGCTCAATGGAGTATTCAAAAATAATACAAGGTCTTAGGGAAACCATTCAGCCTAAGATAGAAAACATAGATGTTCAAGACATTACTGCCAAAGAGCAAGCCAAAGTTGCTACTGACAGCCTCATAGAAGTTCAAGCCGAGCTTATTGAGCAATCTCACACAGTTTTCGTTGATGTTGTAAAAGATTTAGTCGCTCAAGGCAAAGAGTTGAAAGACATTAGAGAATCTGAACATATAAAAGAATTTAGCCAAGAGGTTTTTGAACTTTCTCAATCAATTTATGACAAAGCTTCTGCACTTGAAGAAAAAGCTAAAGCATTAGGTTTAGATGAATATGCTGATGTAAGCAAATGGGAAAAAATGAAAACAACAGCAAGTGCAGCTTGGGATGCTGTTATCCATGGAAAATCTATGAACTCAAATGAAGCTTATGCTGTAATGAATACAATGCAATCTATTGAAGGCGTAAAGTCAGCTTCATTAGCTCTTATGAAATCAGCGGCTTTCAATGGTGCAACTGATGTAAAAGGCGGAAAAGCATCTGAAGCTATGAAAGCCGAAGTTGTTAGCAAGCTTTCTTGGAAAGACTTTGCGTCTACTTCATTATGGGGCGGCTTGGGTATTTTAGCTACAGGTATTGGTATTGTTACTGGTAACCCTCTTTTAGTAGCTGCAGGTATTTATGTAAATCTCAAAAAGGGTGGTGAATTCGCTGGTAAAGTTACAATGTCAAATGTAACAAAAGGCGAGCAAATGTTTGGTATGAAAGACAGTAAGATTATGAATCCTGCTATTCAGGTTTATAATCAGTCTCAAGAAGTAGCAAACATTGGTGACCTAAAAAGTGCATCTACCTATGTAACAGCCACTCAAGGTACTTTGGAGATAATTTCAGGTTTGATGTTGATGATTGGAACTGCTGGTGTTGGTGCTGGAGTTGGTATCTCAAACATCAAAGACGGTATTGATTCTCTTTATAGATTGAATAAGGGCGGCTTAGACGGAAACACTAGAACATTGATTAGCAACATCTATGTCTTAGGTGAAAGGGTTGAAGCTTGGTCGGGTATGGACATTCCAGAACTTGAAAGATTGATTCAAACTTTAGCAGAAACAAAACCAGATGAAGCCGGTCCATCAAGAGTATCAGCAGAATATGGAACCTCATCAACTGATATTATGAATGCCGACTCAAAATATAGTGGTTATCGTGAGCAGGCTAAAGACTCAAATCTTGCTACAGACTATAATGAAGGTATGGAAAAAGAAACAAACGAAGCGGTTTCAGATAAATATGTCAAAATCTTCAAAACAATTTTGACTAATGAGCCAGAACATATTCGTAAAGTATTGATGGGGATAAAGAAATAATGGAATCGTTCAGGGAGAACTACTAAGATGTGGGAAGCAATACAATCATTGGGCAATAATAAGTTCGTTCTCTTATTACTTGGTGGAATAATACTTGTAGCATTGTATGCAATCAAGAATGGATACTTCAAATTCAGTGGTAAAGGGGTGACTATTGGTTTATCTGAGCAACATACAAGAGACCTGATACAAGCACAGTTTGACTATGCAAATGCCAAGTGTGAATCCGTTGAGGGAAATCTTCCGAAACATTTGGATAAGTATCGGACACGATATGTCATCGGAAAAGTTGAGGACGTTATTCAGAAAGCCATTATATTCAACAACCTCACCGACAACGAAAGCTACATAAAGGCAAAGCAAGAGCTCTGCTACTATACGGTTATGAAACACACGGAAGACGAATATTTCAGGACACCAGAGTTCAAGGCGTGGTTGAGTAAGTTCATTGCGGACTTGTTCAAAGACTTGTACAGAATGAAGAGATTGTACAAGCAGGGGCAGTAAGGCTTATACAAAATCCTCTTACTTTCATATTATACAAAAAAATTTTCTATATATAAATTTAGTAAAACTCAAGATTATGATTCGAATCATCATCTAGAATATCCTTTCTCTGCCTCATGATATGTATAACTGAAAAACAAGAAATATTCACATTATAACAAAAAATTATAAATAATTTTCATTTACAAATAGATAAACTATGAAACGGACAGAAGACCAAATAAAAGACTTGCTTCTTGAGGCTATAGAAGCAAAACAAATCTATACAATTCGCAAACTTAGGAAACAATTGAAAGAAATACAGAAAGAGGAGAACAAGAAACATGTTGTCAAATCTCAGCAATAATAACAGTGGAAACGCAACTAAATCTGTTGTCGAAAAAAAGCACTACGAGGACATTGAAAAACGTCTTGACGAGCTTCAAGATGAAATTGACTCTAATACAGAATCAATAAACCAGAATGCACAAGACATTTCTGGACTTGATGACAGAGTTGGAGCCGTAGAGGACAATAGCACTTTTCCAAATCTGAACACTGATGTAATCAATCCTGCTACTGGTGATAAGGTAGAAGTTACCAGCGACCTTGGGGTAAACGGTGAAGTTGAAGCAATCTCAGTAAAAACTAATGCACTTTCAGTAAATGGAACTAACTTTGAAACCGTCAAAGATGATGCGGCTCAGGCAAAATCTACCGCAGAGATTGCTGAAAATAAAGCCAATGATGCTTACAGCCTAGCAGACGCTCTTTCTGACGAACTGGCAGATTATAAATCAGACAATGAGCAGTCTATCACAACTGGAACATTGAACGCCGGTTCCGTTATCGCCGATTCTGTCGCCGCACAGACAATCAACACGAACGATTTTGAGACAACGAACGCTGAAATTGACAAACTTTATGTTGACACTATAAAGGCTACAGGATTTCTCGAGCTCCCAACAGTTGGACAATCATACTACACTGTTACGATTCCTGCTAAAACGACCGCTTCTTTTAGTGGTGTTTATACTTCCACTAATAACACTGACTACCCTTACTACTTTACCGTTTCTGACGGTGCGGTAATCTACAAGCAGGGCTCAACTGAGATTATCAAGGACATTTCTTTTGACCGTGAGACTGGCTATACAAAAGTAAGATTCAAGAGCTCAACAAGCGTTACATACATTGGCTCATCATTAGACAACAATCCAATAACTATTGAAGACGGAGGCGACGCTTATACTGATTATGCTTTCGTTCCACAGAAAACCGGTGGCTATCTAATTCGTGGCTATGATGATACGACTACAGAAATATACATTGCGGGCGTATTACGGGCATACGCTTTGTCAGTAGGGGAAGAAATCATTGAAAGGATGTCCGTTGATTCACTGAAAATAAACAATTCAATCGAATTACCAAAAGAATGGGATGCTGGTGGAACTATTTCTCATTCTACCGGTGAAGAGAATGAATACATTTCGGCACAGAAAAAAAATGGGACAATAAGACCGACTTGGACTAGCCCAGTTCATTCAACGACAGGTACACTGTCTTACTCTACTAAATTAGTAGATGAGGCTTCCGTCGCTTCTTATAAAGGTATTTCAGAAACAAGACAGACACAGACAGTTTCAATCACGGACGAAGAGTCCCTGCAACAGCTTACCTCATTCCGTTGGGTAAAGAACGGGAACTACTGGCAGCCATATGAAACTACACGAATAACTATCGGCGACCAGACAATGTGGATTGACCCAACCGAATCAAATCAAGGTATTATGTTCAGTAATGGTCAGGTAATCGCTGATGGTACTTGGGATGACATGCCGGTTGAAGAAACAAATGCCGTCCCAGTAAATCTTGTAATTTTTGACGCTCCGACCGTGATTTCATACCCAATCACAAACCTTGGCGACCAGACAGTAGTCCATGGTGAGATTACGGCGGATTGTTTCAAAGGAAATCTTTTGGGTGATGTAACCGGAAATGCTGATACGGCTACGACGGCTGCGGGAACAAGCACGTTCAATCACTACTGTGTAGGTGGTTTCACTGGTAACGGTGACTGCCC